GTGAATGGAGTTGTCAAGGCTCTTACATTTTCTGCACTTGCAGCATCAATTCGTAGGTTTTGGCCTAAGGAAACTCCACAGATTACATCAGGCGTCTTTGGTGTCGCCGTCAATGAAATTGTCAATAAGTTATCTAGTGAGACAACTATTGCTACACTTATTGCTACCATTGGAGTGTCTGTTACAACCATGTTGTTTAAGTCTGTTATTGGACAAGGCATTTCCCCTGGCGTTCGAGAAGTTCGCAGGATTTCTAACCTTATTAACAGCAATGGTTATAACGAGATGATGCTCCATTACAGAGATTGTACGGAATTATGTAATTTGTCTCAAAAGTATTCTATCAAATTTAACGGCTGCTTTATTACTAATGCTTACAGCCTTATTGATTATATCAAGTCAGAGAAGATTAACATTTCCAAGTATCAGTATTTGCGGGGCCCTGCCATTAGTATTGAAGTCAAGAATATTATTTCCACTTTTAACAAAAATCTTATCGAGCTTCAACAGGGATCACGCAGTCTTAGGGGTGCGTCCCCTTTCGTCAATAGTCTTTACGGTTCTGGAGGTTGTGGTAAGAGTATCTCTATCACGTATACCACCATGGCACTCGTGGCCGAAGTTGTTAAGATTTTGAGTGATCCAGTTTTGCTTTCTCAACATATTGACGGCTTTGATTCTGGTGCTATTGCTGTCAATGATGGTAGGGCCATGACGCTGTCTGAGGTTGCAAAGCATTCTTGTACGAAGAATTTTGGTAGTGATTATGATCAGAACGACATGAATTCTATTTCAATCACTTTAGAGGATGCTTATGCCCAGAATCCACAATTTTCGCAACAGCCAGCTGCTTTTCTTGCTTATTTCATGCAGCTTATAGACAATTCCGCCCCAGCTACAAAGGCTCATTTAACCGACAAGGACACTATTTCCATATGTCCTCAAATACCTGTGATTATGAAGTCCGGAGATCTAGTTTCTAGTCACAAGACCTGTGGTTTTGTGTGGTTAAACACCAACACCATTGTGGGAATGTTGAGAGAACTTTGCGCTGATGACAAGTGTTATGCCGCATTGCTAAGGCGTATGTGTGGTTCTCACGATAAGGAAATAACACTTTGGGAACTCGAGCTTAACCCTCACGCAATATTTCACGAAAATCCATGCTGGGTTGAAGGGTCTATTGACCTCAAGATGTCCCGTGACAATGTTTTACGGTCTTTGAATGAATATTATGCCAATGGATACATCACTGAGAAACACCCGTTTCATTTGTAC